CAGATATGGAGATAACGTAACCATTGCTATTGTCGGGAAAAACAAGTATTCTGTAATTGGTTGGAACAAAAGATTCAAGAATGCTGGATACAAAACACATTTGTATTTTAATGATGTAACGTCCGATAACTCGGCTAAGAGAGCTGTTACTAGATATTTGGAAGATGGAAGATATCTTTCTGTTAATTACATAGATACTATCAAAAACAGACCGAAAAAAACGTATGATGAGATGAAGATGAGCAGAGCGTTTGAAACATACACAGCGTATGATAACAATGTTCCGTTCGGAACTCCTCCGAAAAGAATCGAGAGGGTGAATAAAAATGGAGAAGAAGTAAAGTGGGAGGATTGGATGAAATGATTCATGTAGAAAGGGAAGATTTCCAAAGAATCAGCGATGATGATTTGAAGAAGGTTATTGCATGGCTGAAAAAGGAAAAGGCAGAGAAGCTGATTCCGTATGTGGAGGATAATAGCAGTGGAGTTCAGGAAGTTGCTTTGGAGATATTCAACAAAGGAGAGCACTTGAGTGCTGGAGATTTCAATGCGATTCTATATTACGCAATAGACATGGAATAAAGAGAGGGTTTCGGCCCTCTTTTTTTTATTTCCAATCATTAGGGGAGAAGATGAAAGATGAAGAATGCAGATAAAATAGTTCAGATGAAAGTATCTGATTTAGTTCCGTATCGTAAGAATCCTAGGAAGAACGATGCTTCGGTGGATTTCGTTGCTAATTCAATAAAGGAGTTCGGATTTCAAGTTCCGATAGTAGTAGATAAGGATAATGTAATTGTTGCTGGTCATACAAGGTATGAGGCATCAAAGAAGTTGGGGCTAAAAGAAGTTCCGTGTATTGTTGCTGATGGATTAACGGAAGAGCAGATTAAGGCGTATAGGCTGGCAGATAATAAGGTATCTGAATTTTCAAAGTGGGATAATAGCTTGTTAGATGGTGAGCTGTTTGACATAAAAGATATCGACATGAGCTCATTCGGGTTTGATGTGAGCGATTTCGATGATGAATCAGATGCTGAGGAAGAGCCCGAGATTCCGTTCACGGAAGAGTTGGGAGAGGAAAACAATTATGTTGTTCTGTTCTTTGATAATACAGTTGATTGGCTACAGGCACAGACTGTTTTGGGAATTAAAAGCGTAAAAGCGTTCAATGGATTGAGCAAAAACAAATCCTCAAAGATTGGTGTAGGAAGGGTTATGAATGGAACGGAGTTCATAAACAGGATGATGCAATGAAAACAGATGCAATGAAAATCGTTGTATGTTGCCCATCCTACAAAAGACCTAAAGTTGAAACGCTAGCATATTTGCCGTTTGTCAGAGTTTATGTAGATGAAAGTGAATATGACGAATATGTGAAGCAGAACAAAGGTGCTGATATCGTTAGGTGTCCCGATTGGGTGCAAGGAAACCTATGCAGAGTTAGGAATTATATATTGGATTCTGAATTTTCAAACGGAGCAGATGTTGTTTGCATAATAGATGACGACATGAAAGGAATGTTTAGGTGGGAAAGAGGGAAAAGCGTACCTGTTAAGGCTGAAGATTTCCAATCTTTCCTATACAAGTATTCCGTCCTAGCAATGGATTTGGGAGCGTATTTTTGGGGAGTGAATTTAAAGAAAGATAAGCAGTATTACTTAGAGTACGCACCATTTTCTACTGTAAACTATATAGGTGGAGCGTTTCAGTGCTTTATCAATGATGGAGGGCTTAGATATGATGAAAGGTTGCCGTTGAAAGAAGATTACGACATGACTATACAACAGTGCGACAAGTTCAGAAAGGCTCTTAGAGTGAATTCGTACTATTACGTTGTTAGACAGTCAGAACAGGCTGGAGGATGTGCAACGTATAGGAATTATCGAGCTGAAGAAGAACAATTCAAACTATTACAAAGGAAATGGGGGAAAGAGATTGTAAAGTCTGATACATCAGAACGATGCCACAAAGAAGGGGCAAAAAAGAAGGTTCGTAAAAGAATCGACTACAATCCTGTTATTCATATCCCAATAAAAGGAGTGTGATTGATAATATGGCTACGGCAGAGGGTAGAAAAAGGAGCAATGCAAATCTAATGCCTCCCGAGGAGGTAAACTCGAGGTTGACTCCCGAGGAGATGAAGAAAAAGATGAGCATGATGGGAAAGGCTTCGGCAGAGAAAAAGAAACAGACCAAGACATTGAAAGAGTTGCTAATAAAGGTTTTGGATGACCCGAACATGGACGAAGCGGTCGGAAAGAAGTTCGAGCAGATGGGATTTCCAAACGATTCTAATGTGCATTTGGTCAAGATGGTCATGGCTATTATTGCAAAAGCTGAAAAGGGCGATTTGAAAGCATTAGAAATGCTGATGCAATATGTTTATGGAGAGAAACAGGAGCTTAACCTTAATTTGGAAGGTGGACAAGTTCTGTATTATTTGCCCGAGAAAGATGAGGAGTAATGAGAAGGTGTAAGATATGCCCCTATCATAGGTATATTAAAAATCTGACAGGGGAAGATTTAAATGAGATATCGTGCGGACTTGAAGAGTGTAGGGTATCGGATGAAGATTTAGAGGAGTATGAGAGGAAAGAATATTCCAAGTTAAAGAATATTGGCTCTGATTTATCGGGGCTGAAAACGAAAAAGGTGGAATAATTATTAGAAAGTGGGTCGGTTGGAGTGAAGATTATCAAGCCACAGGAGGGGGCTCAGACAGAGTTCTTGAGGTGCAATGCGGATATATGTATCTATGGAGGTTCGGCTGGAGGAGGAAAGAGCTATGCACTTCTGTTAGAGCCGTTGAGGTATGTTTCCAATCCTAAGTACAATGCTGTGATATTCAGAAAGAATTCTAATCAGATTACAAGTGCTGGAGGATTGTGGGACACGTCACAGGAGATTTATTCGGGGTTCGATGGTGCAGAGCCAAGGCTGTCGCCTAATTATCGGTGGATATTCCCCAGTGGGGCGACAGTGAATTTTAATCATTTGGAAAGCGAAAGGGATTTATCAAAGTGGCAAGGCTCACAGATTTGTTATATCGGTTTTGATGAGCTAACGCATTTCTCTGAGAGGTCTTTTTTTTATATGCTTTCTAGAAACAGGAGCACTTGCGGTGTTAAGCCATGTGTTAGGGCAACATGTAATCCCGACAGTGATTCGTGGGTTGCGAAGTTCATATCATGGTGGATTGATGAGGAAACAGGATATCCGATACAAGAGAGGTCGGGAAAGAAAAGATGGATGATTCGAGTCGGAGAGAAGATAAGCTGGTTCGATGATTTCCAATCGGCTTATGAGGAGGCTTTGGAGTGTGGGGTATCTGAAGAAGAAGCAAGGGTGTTGCCAAAGTCGGTCACATTCATAAGGGCAACTGTCGATGATAACAAGATATTGATGGAGGTAAACCCACAGTATAAGGCTAACCTTATGGCTCTAGCTGAAATCGATAAGGAAAGGCTATTGTATGGAAACTGGAAGATAAAGCCACAGGCTGGGCTGTTTTTCAAACGAACACAAGTGGATTTATTGGAAGAGTTGCCTCCGTGCGTGAAGTATTGCAGAGCGTGGGATATAGCTTCAACAACAGACGAAGAAAATGGAGATGCAGACTATACGGCTTCTTGTTTGATGGCAAGAAAAGAAGATGGAGGCTATGTTGTTATCGATGTAACGAATAAGCGTATCGGTGCTGGAGAAGTAGAGAGGTATGTTTATCAAACGTCTTTGATGGATAGGCAGAAGTACGGGTATCTGTATTCTGTACATATTCCGCAAGACCCAGCCTCAGCTGGAAAAATTCTCGCACAGCATTTCATTTCATTGTTGGCTGGATGGGATGTTAGGATAGACCCTGTTAGCGGTAGCAAGGAAACTAGAGCAATGCCGTTGTCAGCACAGTGGCAGAACGGCAAGGTTGATGTTCTGTTAGGAGATTGGAACGAAGAGTATTTCAATCAGATGGAGAGCTTTCCCGAGTCGAAGCATGATGATATGGTCGATGCAACATCAGATGCTTTTAATGAGCTTGCGATGGATAATTTCAATTTGGAGAATTTAATCTGAGGTAATGTAAATGAAGGGAAGAGTTACTGATTACGATGGGTTGTGTGTTATATGCGGAAACCAAGCGGAGTGCGAACACCATTTGTTGTTCGGAACATTCGGGAGGGAGTTTTCTGAAAAGTTCGGGTTGAAAGTTCCGATGTGCAATCGATGCCATAACATGGGGAAGAATTCGGAGTGTGTACATGGTGGTTCGTTGAGTGAAACGATGAGTCGGATAATCGGACAGCTTTCGTATGAAAAGATGAAGGTTGCAGAGGGAATGAGCGAGAGAGAGGCGAGAAAGGATTTCCAATCCGAGTTCGGCTCTTCTTTTTTATGAGGAGAGTTATGAATGATTCAGAAGCATTAAAGGCATTGAGCATTTATCATGATGTGGTAGTCGGGGATGATGGTACATTGATTGACAATGCAATGAAAGTTGCAATCGAAGCATTAGAGAAGTGGATACCAAAAGTGCCAAAAGGAGATTATCCTTTCTATTGCCCAATGTGTGGAACGAAGTTGATACCCGACCCACATTGTGGCAGATGTGGTCAGTTGATTGATTGGGATAAAGTGAGAGGTAAGTGATGGCAGAGATAAAAGATGTAAGGCATGAAGATTCATACAAGAACATGATGAATAAGTATGGAACGGCAAGGGATAGTTCTGAGGCTTATTTCTATGCAAGGGATGCAATTCCGTCAGACATGATGTTGGCAGAGATGTATGAATCGAACGGATTATTTTCAAAGATTGTTGATAGACCAGCAGAGGAGGCTCTGAAGCATGGCTATGATTTCTCTGATTATGGAGATGCTGAGGAGGCAATCAGAAATAAGTTGGAAGAGCTGGAGTGGACAGATAGGGCTACTGATGCGTTGAAGTGGACAAGGCTTTTCGGTGGAGCGTTGGCAGTTCTGATAGTCGATGATGGAGAAGAGGATTTGAGAAAGCCCCTTAATTGGAAGAGGGTAAGGTCAATAGATGAAATTAGAGTATTTGAAAGACCTGTTGTTTCATGCGATTCCACAACAATTTATCGGGATGATTGCACTTCTCCTTTCGGAGTCCCCGAGTATTATACAGTTTCTAGTAAATATGGGTGCTTCAGAGTTCATTGGACAAGGTGTATGAGATTCAGAAATGGAAAGGTGTCTGAATTATCAACAAATCAGATTTATAGAGATTGGGGAATCCCCGAGTATACAAGGGTAAACAGAGCTCTTAGAGAAACAGTAACTTCACATACCGATGCAACGAAGCTGTTAGAGAGGTCGGTGCAAGCTGTATATAAAATGAAGAACCTTGCCAATCTGTTAGCAACAGATAAGGGCGAGGATATGGTAATCAAGAGGCTTGCTGTTATCGATGAGGCTAGGGGGATTCTCAATTCAATAGCAATCGATAATGAGGGAGAGGATTACGATTTCAAGAATGCAACGATGGCTGGGACAAATGAGGTGCTGGAGTCCACATGTGCCATGCTGAGTGCTGTAACGGATATTCCGCAGACCATTCTTTTCGGCAGGTCACCAAGCGGAATGAATTCAACAGGGCAGAGTGATTTCGAGAATTATTACAACATGGTCGAGAGGTTTCAGAATGCAAACCTAATGAACAATACGAAAACGCTGTTAGACCTTGTGTTGATAGAATTAAAGAGAAAAGGTAAGATTGAGGGAGAGGCAAAGAGATTTCCAATCAAGTTCGTTCCTCTATGGTCGCTTAGCGAGGTGGAACAGGCAAACCTTGAAGCTGTTAAAGCACAGACAAGTGCCACGCTTGCTGGCGTTGCATCAACGTATGTTGATATGCAAGCGTTAGACCCGAGTGAAGTAAGAAGGGCGTTGGCTAAGAGCGAGGAGTGGGATATTCAAGATGTAATAGATGAGGGTGAAGAAGATTATCCCGAGGATGCGTTCAGACCATTGCAGAGTGGAGAAGAGCAGAACCCGATGCAACAGATGATGGCTGGAATGGGAAATGCAGAACAGCCACAAAAAGATGTTCAGAAGAAAGAAGAAGCTGATTCTAAAAATTGGACAAAGTCAACTAATTGTGATACAATAAGGTTTAGCAATTCCGAATGGTTCGAGGCATTCAATAATGACAAGGGTGGATTTGTCGGGATGGTATTTGCCACACTGAAAAAAGAGGGAATCGACACGAAGGGAATGGATGTTGGTGAGGCGATAGAAAAGTTCAATGAGCTGAAGAAAAGCACTTCTCAAAAAGGCTGGAGGAAAAAGAAAGACGATTTATTTAATAAGCTGAAGAATGAAGAGGACGGAACGTATGATGCGAAGACAGGAAAGAGAGTTGAATTAACCGAGGGGTATCAAGTTGCGTTTCAGACTTCAGAATCGGAGGACAAAGAGTCTAAAGGATATCTGACAGATGATAAGTATGATGAGATTGTGGAGAAGTTTAGAAGATTGACAGGTTCAGAGCCGTATGTCGGAAAGTTCGATGTTCCCGAAATAAGTTTCACATGCAAGAACAAAAGACAGGCTTTGAGGCTTGCTAGAGAATATAACCAGCATTCCATTTGGGATAATCGGGGTTGCCACATTATAAAAAACGGATATTATGATAGCAGTAAAAATCATGTGAAGGGAGAATGAGATGGGTAGAGAGGAAACAATTAAGGTGTTCATGAACAATCCGTATTGGAAGAGCTATTATGATAAAGCTCCGAGTGAGGAGTGCAAAGAGTTCATAAAGTGGAGCTTTGCGATTTCTTCAGAGGATGATGATGAAGAAGCTGAAAAGATGTATAAGGAGGCTGAAAAGAATCTTTCTAAAGATGACATTCAATATCTTTATGATAATGAAGAGAATCAGATGGCTAAAAGTTATTGGAAGAAGAAGTTGCAGTGATTGTGCGATGGAGGAGTCAGAAATGGCTCCTCTTTTTTATTGGTGAAAAGATGAGTTTTGTTCAGTTCATGAAGATAAAGTATTATTCGGATATTTACAAGAAAGCTCCCGATGTTGCTAAAAAATATCTGAATAATGAGTGGGACAACAATGTGTTTGTCGGGGATGTTGTTAGGGATGATTTCCAATCGGTAAAGGAAGGTCTTATCGGAGAGATGAAGTTGGAAGATATCGAGTTCCTTTATAAGTGGAGTATCGGAGAGGAAAAGCTGATGTTCATGAGGCTAAGAGATGCAAAGAAGGTATTTTGATAATAGCGTAGAGGACAGCATACAGAAGAAATTCAGAGGAAAAGATGAGCTAACAGCCAATTTCGATTTAAGCCTGTTTGCTGGGGCAGAAAGAGCGTACGGAAGATTGCTTAATGGATATGTCAATGATGTAAATAAAATCGTTCTGAGGTATCTTCCCGAGGTCAGAAGAGGGTATATCGCAGAGTCAATGTTCAGAGTTGATAGCAAGGCTGGATTGAAGAATCAGACAGAGGCTGTTCTGAAGAAAATCAGAGAAGATGTAAAGAAGTTATATAAAGGGAATAAGTATCAGAAAGAGCTCCGCAAAATAGGTAAGTATGAAATATTCGGAATATCTAGGAAGTGGAAACACAAGATAGAAAAAACATTCGGTGTAACAGTTGATGAAACCTATTATGTTGGAACAGTTACAGAGAAGGAGCTGGAGAAGTGGATTTCCAATAATGTTGCTCTGATAAATGGTATCCCCGAGCAGTATCTGAAAAGGATAGAAAAGGCTGTCTTAAAAGGATATGAGAATCATAAGAATACAGTTCAGATTACGAATGATTTGAAAAAGGAATTCGGAATGACAAAGAGAAGGGCTAAGCTGATAGCTAGAGACCAAGTGTTTAAGCTGAATTCTGATATTGCGGAAAAGATTCAGAGAGATGCTGGATGTGATAGATTCAAGTGGTCTACTTGCAAGGATAACAGAGTAAGGGAATCTCATAGAAAGCTGGAGGGCAAGAGGTTCTATTGGAATAATCTCCCGATGAATGAGAAGGGAGAAAGAATAAAGCCAGCTTCTGAGGTGCAGTGCAGATGTGTTGCAATCCCTGTTTTCAACAGGAAGAAGATAAAGTTTCCGTTGAAATAGAAATGAAACAATAAAGATGAAATTTCATTGCTGTCCATTAAATTGGACAGCTGTTTTGGTATCATTCAGTTCGGAGGTGATGACATGGATGAGATGCTTCAAGAGATAATAGATTCGGGTAATGTAATGTTATTATTCGAGGTAGCAGATGAGGTGTTCGGAACGGAGGATTTGGTAAATCTAACGATACCATTTTGGGATGAGAAAGACAGAGAGCTGATTATCAAAAAGACATACGAAGCGATGCAGTAATGTTTTGAGGGAGTTCGGTGCTCCCTCTTTTTTATTGGAGGAAATCAGATGAGCTTAGAAAGGTTTATTTCTCTTATGGAGAAAGCAAACGAAGAGGAAGATAAGAAGATGTTCGATTACTATCTCATGGAGATGTGGAATGAGATAGATGGAATAAAGGATGAGGATGGTGATGGAAATTTAGAATTTCCAATCGAAGAGGAGGATGGTTCAGCAAGTTCGGGAGATAAGGGACATGCTGGATGGGTTGGTCATAGAGGAGGGAGCTTGCCGAAGTGGATGCGTGGAGGTGCTTCTGAAGCTGATTACAAAAAGTCTATCAAGTCTTATATGAAGAAGGGGCTTGATGATTATTTAGTAAAGTGTTTAGAGTCCATGCCAACAGGAACAAAGCTGAGGCTTTATGACAGTGGAATGGTTGAAAAAAAAGATGATGGCAATTTCTATTATGCTGGAACAGGAATGTATCTATCTCCTATGGATATTTCATTATCGAAATTTGCAGTAAATGATGTAATTCTCCCTAAGGAAAAAGCTGAGAGCGTTAGCGTTGGAAAAGAAGAAGCTGTAACAGAGCCACTAGTGAAAAAAGAAGGAACAAGAGTTGCGAAAGTAGAAGATGTTGTAGATTCGGACATTGGGACTGTAATAGATGTTGGTGGCAACCAGTTCATACATGTATATGGAAGTTATTGGTATGATTTCAAAACAAAAAAAATGATGAAGTTCGAGAATCATGAATATAACGATTTATTGGGAAAAGATTGTGTAGTCCATGATAATAGTGCGTTCAG